ATGGTAAAGATTTCTGGATGGAGTCTGATGAGGTTATTAAAAGACTTAATAAAAGAAAAGAATTAGAAGAGCAGGAAAAAGCACCAAAACCTGCACCAAAACGTAGGACAAGAAAAAAGAAAAATGTATGAGTATAGAATAAACATTGTTAAGGTAGTAGATGGCGACACAGTAGACGTTGACATTGACCTAGGTTTTGGTGTCTGGCTTAAAAAACAAAGAGTCAGACTTTACGGTATTGACACACCAGAAAGTAGAACCAGAAATAAAGAAGAAAAAAAGTATGGTCTACTAGCAAAGAAATTTCTAACAAAATGTCTAAAAACAGATAAACCAATTATATTACGAACACACAAAGAAGAGAAAGGTAAGTTTGGTAGAATATTAGGTGAGATAATTATTGATAAAAAGAACATAAATACACATATGATAGAAAGTTATCACGCAGTGCCTTATCACGGTCAAAGCAAATATGACATTGATGAGTTACATATGAACAATAGAGAGAAATTAGAGAAATTAAATGGCAATAGTTAGACCAGGTATACGAATAGGTGGTATTGATGTAAGAGTTGGTATACCTAGAGATATAACACAATTATTAGGTGGCACCGATAAAAGATTAAAGCAAAAACCAGGTGGTAACCCAGAAAGTAATATGGGTAGATTTATCTCTATGGTAAATGAGGCAGAAGGGTTTGCTAGAAAAAATAGATTTTATGTTGAATTTACTCCACCGGGTGGTCTAATCAAAGAGATTACAAGAAATAACATTTTTAGAGGTAATACTGTAGGTCAAGATGATGAGGTACAAGGTTTTACACCTAGTCAACACATAACACAAACTTACAGTGTTCACGGTAGAAGAATACAAGCATTTGCAAATGAAGTAAGCATACCAGATAGAAAAATGACAATGACAGCAATAAAACATAATGGTCCTGCAAGACAATTTGTAACTGACGTTGAGTATGAAGATATCACAGTGAAATTTTATTCAGATAAGTTTTTAAGAGAAAGACAATTCTTCGAGATGTGGCAAAAATGTGCTTACAGTGATGTTACACACAATTTTAATTATTATGATGATTATGTGGGACGTATGAATATATTTCAATTAGGTCAGTTTGCAAGTAAACAAGAAAGAGATGACATTACATACTCTTGTGGTCTAATTGATGTTTACCCAAATAGTATAGGTGAAATTCAATATAGTTATGCAGGTTCAGAGATAGTTGATTTTGATGTAACATTTTCATATCGCAAATGGTATAATTATGGACTAGAGGGTGCAGACCCAGAAGTGGGACAACCAGAGTTTAGAGAAATTACAAACAAAGAGGCACAAGCAGGTGGTTTATTTGGAGGTATCTTAAATAAATTACCACCGGTGCTAAAGACACCAGCGAGAGGTGTAATTGAAGACTTATCAAGAAGAGTACCAATTGGAAAGATTACAGGAGGTAAGGTATTTCCACCATTTAAGATACCACCAATTAGATTATAGGAGTTATTATGGCATTACCAGTAGTTGAAACACCAACTTATGAGTTGACATTACCATCACAAGATGTGAAAGTAAAGTACAGACCTTTTTTAGTAAAAGAAGAAAAGGTTTTAATGATGTCACAAGAGGCAGGTGAAAAATCAGATATTACAAAAACAGTTGTTGATGTATTAGGTGCTTGTACCTTTAATACAATAGATTTAAAGCAATTACCAATATTTGATTTAGAATACTTATTTTTAAATGTAAGAGCAAAGTCTATCAGTGAGATAGCAAAGTTTAGAGTGATTTGTCCTGATGATATGGAAACAAAAGTTGACGTAGAAGTAGATTTAACAAAAGTTGAGGTACAAGTTGACGATAACCATACAAATGATATTATGATAGATGAAGACAGAAAATTAGGTGTTGTGTTTAAATATCCTAATGTAGAAACATTAGGTGAAATAAACTTAAAAACAAAGATGAAGACTGAAGATGTATTTAATCTTATTGTAGCAAGTATAGATCACATTTACGAAGATGGTAAAATATATCCTGCAAAAGATACAACAAAAGATGAGATAATGAAATTTGTTGAAAGTTTACAGAGTGATCAATTTAAGAAAATGCAGAGTTTTTTTGATACTGCACCTGTACTAAAACACGAAGTTGAAGTTGAGAACCCAAAGACAAAGGTGAAAAATAAGATGACATTCAAAGGTTTGAATGATTTTTTTTCATCTGCCTCTCCCATAACACATTAGAGGCATACTTTGAAACCAATTTTGCGTTAATGCAACATCATAAATATTCGTTATATGAAATTGAAAATATGATACCTTGGGAACGTGACATTTACCTTGATATGTTAGTAAATTATATTAAAGAAGAAAACAATAAAAGAAAACGAGAAGGTAGAAAAAATGGTTAAAGAAAGTAAAGCAGTAAAAAAACTACAAGCAGGTTCTATTTACGATAGATTTGATTTAGATGGTGATGGCACAATCACTGATGAAGAGATGGCAAAGTCAAAAGAGATATTAGAACTTGAGTTAAGAGAAGAAAAAGCAGATGCACAACGTAGAATGAGTTGGGTTGCAATAGCAAGTATGATAGCATTTACTATATTCTTATTCTTACCCATAATGTCAGATACTAGAGTTAATGCTCTTGCTGACTTATTAGGTTTATTTTACATTGCACAAGCATCTATAGTAGGTTTTTATTTTGGTGCCCAAGCATATATGTCTAGGAAGTAATTATGGTCGAAAGAGCAATGACAGAAGAGTTAGAAACTTTAGGCAATGTTGTAATCAATACATTTTCTAGTTTTATTACAACATTCGATAAAGAGCAGAGTAGATTAAGAACAATCACAGAAAAGAATTTAACAGAGCAAAGACAAGCACTAATAGATACATTTTCAAAACCCATAGATGAAACTCAACTATATTCAAAGTATCTTGAATTAACAGAATACATTGACAATAGCAGTGAAAGTTTAAAAGATTTTTCAAGTGATTTGGGTAATGGTGGAGATGCATTTATTAAAACAATCGAGTCAATAAGTAAATCTGATTCTGAGATTATGGTGAAAGAAACAGCATTGCGACAAGCAGGCATACCTGTACAAAGAGAACTCATAGACAATCAATTTAAATTAAGAGTCTTAACACAAGAGGAAATACAACAAAGACAAGAAGATATGCGAATTGCTAATACACTAATTGAGGAGAAAAGATCAGAATTAGATGAGTTAAAAAATATACACACAGAAACAGGTAAGTTATCTGATGAACAACAAGAACGTATTATTTCTTTATCAAACAATATAGATGAATTAGATAGTGGTATAGAAAGAATTAAATCTATGGGTATAGAAGATGCAGTTGAAATAAAAAATGATATAGTTGAAAGTGTTATAACATCAAAAGAAAGTATAGAAAAAGTACCTGATATGTTTGGGTTTTTATTTAATAATTTAAAGAGAGCAGGTGAGTCTGTTAGTAAGGCAGGTTCAGTTGTAAAAGAAAACTATAATAAATTTGCTGACACATTTTTACCAGGTCCTATTAAGACAGCATTTGGTGCCTTTTTTGAGAGTATAAATCAAGGTGTTGAGTCAATTGCTGATTTGTTCAAACCCATTACAGGTCTTTATAAAACTATTGTAAGTTTGCCAGGTAAAATATCAAGTATATTTGAAGAGGATGGTCCTTTTCAAAAAGCATTAGGTAAATTTAAAAAGGCATTACTAGCAGTGTCAATGTTTATGACAGGCACATTAATACCTCTTTTAGGTCCTATACTGTTGGTGGGTGGTGCTATGGCAGGTCTTTATATTGCTATTAAAAAAATAATTGGTTTTCTAGGTGGTAGTTCAGACGACTTATCTTATAATGAGCAAATAGATGAGAGAACGAAAAAAAATATAGAAAAATTAGAAGATAACACTATTGATAAACCAGAAGTAATAGAGAAAAAAGCAGAAGAGTTGGCAATAGAACAAACTGATAATGCAATGACATCAGGTTTAAGTGCCGGAACTTTAGGTAACGTAGAATCTACTTTTAGCACAGATGCAGAAGGTGATGTTATTAGAACCACACCAAGCGGTATGAAATTTGTTGAAGAGATGAAAGGTGAAAAAGATTTACTAGAAACAGATGTTAAGGTCTCGAAAGAAGATGTGATGAAATATGGTGATATTAGAGATAAGTTGGCGTCTAAATTTGGTACAAATACACTTGATTATAAAACTATGATGAATGTTCCAGAACTTCAGAAAAAGTATGCTGATCAATTGACAGAATTAAATGAAGAGAGAAGAATAATGGAGGAAGAGAAGGCAACTAAAAACAATATGCTAAATCAACAAAATATTCAAACCAATTCTGACCTCACGAAAATAGATAATACAACTGTCAATGGTGCCAATGCAAATGATCCTGCAAATGAAATCAATGCAGTTGGTAATTAGTATTTACCTAAATCTCTTTCAGTAATTATCTTAAACTCCATATTGTTACTAGCACAATATCGTTTTGCTGATTCCCATTTAGCAACATTTTTAGCATACTCCATATTCTCACGAATATAGTTTTTAGTTTTACGTTTGGGTGTCTTTGGTTTCATACACTGACGATAAGGTTTTATTTCTATACAGAACTTTTTACCTTTGTCAGTCTTTACTAGAAAATGGAAAGTATCTATGAACTCTATTGTCAAGTGGTGATAGATAAGGTATTGACAACTCTTCACTTGCCCACTGCACGATACTATCATTTCGATCACAATATAACATAAACTTACGTTCAAGATTAGAACGATAGACTATTTGTTTTGTATTGCCCACATATTTCTTTGGGTTTGTAGGTCTATATAAACCCTTATAACTCTTTACCATATCATATAAATACTATAAAGGAAATATTTATGTTAAGTAAAGTAAGACAGATGTACAACCAGGCACAAGGTAGACTATCTAGTGTAAAGAAGATACAAAACACAGTAGGTAATATAGACAATCTAAGAAGTCAAGCAACAGGTGCCATCAGTAATTTTGGTGGTGAGTTAAAAGGTATGATGGGTGGTATATTACCTGGTGCTGAAGAATTAAAAAAAGTAACAGCAAAGATTGCCAATAAATCACCATTTGATTTAGACCAAGTAAGTCCCACTGCTCATCTAGGAAAACAAAACAGCAAGTTCAATTATGGCACACTTGTATATCCTGAAGAAACACAAAATTTAGGTGACGGTCATTATATGATATTTGATATTATACCTTTAGACAAGTCAACAGCAGAGATTAAAGATGCTGATGGAAAAAATAAAAATATCGCATTTGGTGGTAAGTCTGGAAAGAGTTTAACACTACTTGGTGAGGGTAGAAGATCAGATGTTAGCAGTGTATTAAAAGAAAGAAAAAAAGGTACAAATGCAACAAATGTTTTAAGACAAAGAACAAATAGAGGTAATGGTCTGACCTCACGTCATAATACTATATCTGATTCCATAGTGTTATATACACCAAACAATGGTCACAATTTCAGTTACAAGAGTGATTATGAAAGTGTTGATATGGGTAATATAGGGAATTTTGCTAATGCAATCTCTAATTTTTTAAATTCAGAAGGCACGTTTGGTAGTAAAATTAAAGACTTATTAAAAGACACCGCAGGCGCAGGTGGTATAATTGGTAGAAAATTAATTGAGGCATCCATAGATATGGTGTTACCAGGTTTTTCTAGTTTTAATGTGCAGAGAACAGGAGTAGCAATTAATCCTAATGCAGAATTTGTATTTAAATCCGTACCATTTCGTACATTTGATTACACTTTTGATTTGGCGCCTAGAAATAAAAACGAAAACGACACTTGCCATAACATAATCAAGTTATTTAAATTTCATATGTTACCTGAAAATGCTGGTGTGGGTAGATTAGCAATACCATCAGAGTTTCAAATCACCTATATGTATAGAGATAATCTAAATGGTTATATACCAAAGATAAGTAGATGTGCTTTGACATCATTTGATGTAGATTATGCACCTAATCAAAATTTTCACACATTAAGATCAGATGAAACAGGAGCACCACCTCAGATGATGAAAATAAAACTGTCATTTACAGAAATGGAGATTATGACTAAAGAAACAATAGCATTAGGACACTAGTATGAGTTATTTTGATAGATTTGAAAAAGGGTTCTATGATATTAAGGGTGATGGTAACTTTACACTCGCCACAGATTTAATGACAAGAGTAAAAGTTAGAGCAGGTATATTAGAAGAAATAAGTTTGTATGACACATATGATGTCCCAACAGGTGATAGACCAGAAGATGTTGCTTACTATCACTTTGGTAGTGCTAAATTACATTTTGTAATATTACTCACAAATAATATCACTGACAGATACCATCAGTGGCCGATGGAAGAGCAGACGTTTATTGATTACGTCAATGACAAGTACACAGACCCAAATGGTATACACCACTACGAGATAACAACATCAAGTGGTAAAGCAACACAAAGAGGTACAATTGACTACACACATTTAATTGAAGTTAGCAGTGATGTAGCAGGTGCCACTTCTGTAACAAATTATGAGTACGAGAGAAGAGAACAAGACAAACGCAGAAGTATTAAATTATTAAAAACAGAATATCTACAAGCATTTTTAGATGAGTTCGCAACACTAGTTGGTGCATAATGAGTATATACAACAGTTTAGACACAACTGTATTTCAAAAGACAGGTGACTATAACCTATCACCTTTTATCAATATTATATCTTATGACTATGACACTGCTGGTGCAGATTTAAAAAGATTGAACATTCATAATCTAGTTGTTGAATTAAATATATTTGAAAGTATTAATCAACCATTTATATCAGGTCATATTATAATAGCAGATGCGACAGATATTTTCAGTCAAATTAATATGATAGGATTTGAAAGACTTGAGTTTAAACTAGCAACACCAGGATTTGATAGACATTACGATTTCACAACTGCAACAGGCACACCATTATTCATATACAAAGTATCAAAGAGAATACAAATATCAGAAAACGCACAAGGTTATATGTTAAGTTTTACATCTATGGAAAGAATAAAGAGTGAAACAAGACTGATCAGCAGATCATATAATGATAACTTTGAAAATATAGTAAATGACATATTGCGTAGAGATTTAGATAGTAAAAAGTCATTTTTCTATGAGAAGTCAAAGAGTTTACATAAGATGGTATTTCCTACACGCAAACCATTATCAATCATACAGCATCTAGCAGAAAATACAAGAAGTTCAGCACACAATGGAGCAGGATATAAGTTCTATGAAACATCAGTGGGTTTTAATTTTAGATCAATTGAGTGTATGACTAATGTAAAGTCAAGAACACCACGCAGTCCTATCGCAACATATCATTTAGGTAGAAAAAATGTGCGTGGAGGTGGTGATAAACAACTAATTTCTGATATGACATCAATGGAAAACTTTGAGATATCACAACAAACAAACTCATTAAAGAATATGATGGAGGGTGTATACGCAAGTGAAATGGTGACACACGATCTCTTTACGAAACAAATTCGCACAAATGCGTTTAATTACTTTATTAATAGAGATGATACATCACAAATGAATTCACTGCAAGACTTAGACAGTGGTATTATACCTAGATTTACATTCGAGCAGAATAAAACACCAGCAAATATGCCATCAGCACGTTATTTTAAGTCAGTTACAACTAAATTACATAATAATGCTACACAACCACCATCTGAAGAGATAGATATGAAACGCAACTCTAAAGACGGTGCAATGAGAAATACGGTAGCAAAAGCAATCATACCAGGGTTTCTTGGTGTCAGTGCTGGTGATGTATTAGGTGTAAACGTACCAGCATACGATCACACAAAACCAGGTGCTATTGATAGCAGACATTCAGGTTCGTATCTAGTAACTGAATTAAGACATCACATAACAAAGGGTAATACAGATAGACATTTATGCCATCTAACCCTACAAAAAGATGATTACGCAACAGCATATCCAGTAGAAGAAATTGATTCATTTACTGAAAACAGAGATAAAACACAGAATTATGACTTTGACCTCTACGAATTAGATGAGGAATTAGTTTAGACTTGACAATCACGTCAACGTCTGTTATGATAACAGCAAAAAGGATATCCAATGAAAAACAAAAACAAACTAAGTGACATTTGGGCGGCATATCTCGTCATTGCGTTACTTACAATAATAATGGTCGTGGGAGTAGCAAATGCTAATCCACCACCTACTAGCAGAATTACAGCAGAACCAGAGTTTCTAGAAGATAACGAAAAAGATGATGGAAGGTATGCTATGATGCTCAATAAGGGTGTATTATGCGATAAAGACACGTTATTATACACCAGATTTGCGACAGAAGGATACATTAGAGCATTTAGAGGTGTAAATCCTAAATTAGATGGGTTCTACACGATAATATGGATAAAAAGCACGTTTGATCTAGGAAAATACTATATGACCAAGATAGCAGTAATGGAAGTAGATACAAAAACAAACATTGCTTGTATAATCTCAGAGAATATCAATCCAGAATACAATTCCAATCATATTTACTTAGAGATATATCCAGGCGAACCTTTATGAGCAAATGGGAGTATTTCCTTCAAGAATTAAAGAGAATCCGCACACTTAAAGTCGTATCACACCCAATGTGCATCACTTATGCAATCTGGAAACCAAAACATAAATATGGAGAAGAGTATGAAACAAGAAGATAATCTACAGAATAAGTTTACCTTTAGAGAATTACGACAGTTATGGAGACCATTGACTGATTACATCAATGACGCCTATGTAAAAGACTTATCCAGTCTATATCGGTTAGAACTAAAGAAACGTTGGATACACTTCTATTCTAAAGAGGACTTTACACTAGAGGAGACATTATGTATCATAGAAGATTATACAGTCCAAAAAGAAACGCCAAAGAAAGAAGAGAAAGAGCAAAAAGTAGAATTACGATCCATAATGGGTCACTAGAGAAGAGAATGCGTAGAGTTGCAATTACGGGAAGATTCTTTGAGAAACCCCAGAAAATAGCATATTTGTGGACGAATTGGTTGTATCCGTTAGCACTAGTCATAGCACTGATAGGACTGCTGTGGAGTGGTGGTAAGTGATTTTCGTAGGGAAACACTAAATAGTAAGAAATAACGTATGGACAGTCGTTTAAACGCAGACAAATATCGAAAGAAATAACTTATGACCGAATCATTTATAGGACTATCGCAGTTTCTCTGGTTCATCGGAGTAGTCGAGGATAGAGCAGACCCAGAGAAAGCAGGGAGAGTAAGAGTTCGTGCTATTGCTCATCATACAGACAATACAACGGATATCCCTACAGCAGACTTAATGTGGGCGTCCCCTATGTGGAGTTGTAATGACGGCGGGATATCTGGATTAGGGAATAGTCCAGGGTTTATGGTTGAAGGAACACACGTTCTAGGGTATTTTAGAGATGGAATGGAAAGACAAGAACCTGTCATATTGGGAGTGCTACCTGGAGTGCCCACAGAAACAGCAAAGATAGGAAAGGGGTTCTATGATCCCAATGGAGTATATCCAAAGCATATCAATGAACCGGATGTAAACAGATTAGCAGTACATAACGTGAACAAAGAGCATTCTTCATTAACTACTAGAAAAGCAAATAGAACAATAGATGTTGCAACAGCAGAGTTTACATTAGACACAATAGCGGCAGATAGCAGTGATATGGGCGCCTCTTTAGAAACACTCTGGAGTCAACCGGAGATTCCTTACAATGCAACCTATCCGTACAATCACGTCTTTGAATCAGAGAGTGGGCATATAAGAGAATATGACGATACCACAGACAATACAAGAATACACGAAAGACATCAAAGTGGCACCTCTTATGAGATAGACCATTCCGGAAATAAGACAGATTTAATAGTATCGAATCATTATAACATAACCACTGGCAATAGTCAAGGATTAATTTCCGGTAGCAAAGACTTATCTATTGACGGACACTATAAACTGTATATTAACAAAGAAGGAAGTGACAATAACCATTACGATATACAAATAGGACCAAATGCAAATATCAATATACAAGTAGATCAAGGGAATGTTAACATTGTCACAGGTCACGATGGAAAGATTAATCTAAACTCTGGTGGGGATTTTAATGTCAAGGTAGGAGGGAATTACAATATGACAGTAGCAGGTAGTCGATCAGTTACCGTAGAAGGATCAACCACTGATAACACCACAGGATCTGTAGTCCACAGAGGTTCACGCATTGACCTTAACCCATAGACACCATATAGTGAATCGCCTATTAAATAACTGAGGACAATGTTAATCTATAAATGCAATAACATCAATGTCACATATCGGAGGCACTCTGAGAAACACACAGAAAAGACCCCCCCACCCAAAACTGGAGAAACAGGTGCTGTATCTTTATTCGAAAAAAATATCGCAGTATAAATAATAGTATGAAAGTTTTTAAAAGCATCATATTAGTAGGGTTCCTTTGTGGTCTTTGTGTGTATATGGGATTTGAATATATGATAAGGAGAATATTCAATGAAAAAGATTATAGATAAGATCAAAGATTCGGTTACAGAAACCTATGAGATTGCCAAAGAGTGGATTACGGACAGATGTTCAGAACGTACCAGTCTTGACGGTGTGATACTTATAGCATTT